CTGCACAGACTTAACCGTCATGGTTTCGGGAACCGACCCAGACCAACCAACGATCAGTTGCATGCCGGGACTGATATACGCGTCAAGCGGGTTTACAGTGTCCTGCGTCGGCGGGGCAACCGTGATGGTCGGCTGACCGGAGCTAGCCGCGCTGTATAGCGTCGTGCGCCACACCGTGAACTGCCCCTGAGTCAGCAGCATGGTTGGCGAACACTGAAGCGTCACCTTGGCATTGCCCTTGTCGTCAAAGTCCCATTGGATTTGTTCAATCCACATCTGAAGGGAGATCTCAGGGCAGCCGAACGGACGCCGGTTCACCTGAATGAGCTGCCCGATTTCCAGCGTCAGCGCTACAGGCCAAAGAGACGCTTGCGCACCAGGGTTCAGCACCAGCGAGACGATTCGCGTAAGCGGCTGGTTATAGCGGTACACGAGGAAGTTTGCACAGTCCTGCGCTTCACTGGCGTTCAGCACGTTGATTGTCCGGCTCATCGTCCGGTCAAAGAATGCGCTTTGCGCTGTAGTGCTCAGTCCGTAGAACTGCTGTCCAGTGCTGTTCTGCGTCACCGTTACGTCGTTCGCAAGGTGCGTAGTGTCGAAATCTAGCTTCAGATCCTCATACGGGTATTCACCGGCTGAAGTGTTCTCACCGAACGTCCACTTCGGAGTGCCCGGGTTGTAGCGGTAACCCCGCCCCTGAAAGTTGATTAGGCCCTTGGAGTCAACGAAGTGCGTACCGTTCTCCGTCACCACCACGTTGTTCAGACAGGTAAGCGCGTCAGAGCCCTGAAGGTCAGTTGCCGGACCCATCTGACTCGTCTGAGTGCCGTTGATAGAAGCCGACCCACCGTAGCCTGCATAGCGCAAGATGCGCTGATACCGTGCCCCGCTGCTCTCACCGGAGCACGCGTTACGCCAAGCGAAATACATCTGATAAATCTCAGACGTGGTTAGCAGCGTCGGGAACTCAGCGGCGTAAGCAACGTCTCCGCTAAACGGTACGTTGGTGGGTGCGTTGGCATAGTTCACAAGGCCATAGCCGATTAGGTCAGACGAGTAATCAAACCCGGTCGCTGTAGCGGTTGTACTGGTCGCAGCGTTGCCGCCGTCTACCGTAAGCAGCCAGTTAGACGACGCGCTGTCATAGCCGAACGTTATGAAGTGCCAATTGCCGTCAAGTACGTGCACAGAGCTGTTTAGGACACCGCCAAGGCCCAGATAGAACGCAACCTCTGACGTAGTTGAGCTAGTCCACTGCACACCAATACCGCATGCGTTAGCGCCATCGGTTGCACACCACAGCCACGCGCCAGTATTCGCCGCATAGGTCATGTTGGAGCGGAAGGCAATGGTGCGGGTAAATGCTGTCTGGTTTGGGTCTGGACCGAGAATGCTAGCTGACTCCAAGTCCCAAAACGCATTGCCGTTCGAACCGGCCGGAGTGATTCGGGAAACGGTTGGGTTGACGCCACCAGCGGTAAAGGTGCCAGACGGACTAGCCGCTGTGATGCTTTCACCTGTGACGACCGTGCCACCCTGACCCTGAGAGCCGACTAGGAGAGGCTGATACTTACCGTTGGCTTCAAATGCCTGGTCATTGGAGGATGCCGGGTCATCGAAGCGATACAGGAAGCGCGGACCGTTGCTGTTGATTTCCTCCGTCAGCGGGTCGTCAAGCTCACCCATAGACATCAGGCCGAACACATCAGTCAGCGTCGGCGCAAGCTTCCCGTACGTGCCTCCGTCCTGCCACTCAGTAGGCCAGCGCTCTACAAAGCCGTTGAACACCGGGTACCAAACACCCGGGTAGGTGTAGGTGGTCGCTGCTGAGGCTTGCTCGGCCTGCCAGACGTCCGCCTGAACGTTGCACGCTGCCGTTGTGGTTGTCTGGACCATGAAGCCGACAGCCACACCACACGCGTTTACCGGAGCCTGCCCGCTGACTGTGATGAGCTGCCAAGGGGCACCAGTGCTAGCGCCGGTCAGCGTGAAGGTTGCGCCGTTAGTAAAGGTGACTGGACTAGAGCCGGACGACGGACTAAACCAGCCCAGAACCGGATAGACGTTGATAGCCGTACCGGCAGTCACGTTCCTGACGCGACACTGAAAGCTGTAAGACTGCCCCGGGACAGTGCTGACAGCCACATACGCGCCGATCCACGACCCAGCCGCACTACCACTAGGTACGTTGAACTGAAACGCGTTGGTGCCGCTGTATGCCGCGTCCGAAGGTGAAACGATAGAGCCAACGCCGGTAGAGTCGGTGGCGCTGTACATGTTGAAGTTCTGAGTGCCAATCCCGCTGTGCGGAATCGTGCCGACTGACCAGCCTTCACCCCCGGACGCTACGGCCTGAGGTAGAAGGTTCTTAGTCACGGGCCACTGAGCTTGAATCCGGAACCCCTGATACGGCGCAATCTGGCCAGCGTAGGGGCCGCTGGTGTTGGTCGGATCTAGGACAGCATCCTTGTTGTCAAGCGTCAGGTTGAGCTCCGACGCCTGAATGGTGTCTAGCTCATACTGCTTGCCCTTCTTGAAAGACACAGCGCTCAGGGTGCGCGGAGACAAGTCAACGTGCTGGTTCGGCGGAACACCTTGGCTAGCGCCGAACGCTGTAACCCATTCGTAGATCAGGAACGGGAAGTTCGGGAGCGTCATAGAGTCCTCTCAAGGAGAACGGACACCCTAACGTTAGGGTGTCCGTTCCAAGGGTTAGATCTTTGCGGGTGCCCACGTGGCCATGTTCCGACCGCCAAGCTGTAGGAACTCCGTTTGGATGACGTCCCGGAGATCCTTATCGGTGCGCACGCTGCCCTGAATGTTCATCTGAACGTTTACAGCAGTGCCACCAGCGTTGACGCCGGAAATGCCAGCCATACCAAGCTGGTTGCCTACAGACGTGCCCATGCCGCCGATACCGAGGGTCGGAGATCCGAAACCGGTCATGATGGCAGCACCAAGGCGACCGGCTACCGCACCAAGGGCAGGAAGGCCATCCTTCAGCGAGTTGACTAGACCGGCGATAACATAGGTGCCGGACTTGTACATCACTCGGGACGGAGAGAATATACCCATAAAGGAATGGAACGCGCTGGAAAGCAGGCTACCGGCATCCTTCATTACGTTCTTAATCGAACCGAATCCGGATTTGATGCCATTAACCAGTCCCTTAATGATATTCACGCCAGCGTCCCATAGGAGCTTTACGGCATCCGAAGCAAACTGGGTGAAGATCTTAGTCAGTCCGCCGAATGCATCCTTGGCCAGCTTCCAAAGGTCCGGACCCAGCTTTGACCAGCGACCATGCAGCAGATCAAGGAACAAACCGACGATATCGAGAATGACATTCACGCCGGTTCGGACGATATTCGAGATCAGATGCCAAACTGTCTTAACCGAATCTCGCAGGACTCCCCAGACGATTTTCCAGACAGCTTCTAGTACGGCAAGGCTGAACTTGACGAAATTCACAATGAATTTGATCTGAAACTGGATCAGCGCGCCAATTATCTTCCAAACTGACTTGGCTATCTGCTCCAAATCCTGACCGTGTTGCCGCCAGAACTTTGCGAATATCTGCAATTCCTGCTTGACGAACTTAATGGGGTTGTTAATGAACCAGGTAACTACGCTTGCGGCGAACTTCCAAGCCTGATTCCATGCGCCAAGCAGAACGGAGCCAACGCGCTTGAGTGCATCTTCAATCTGCGGAAGATGAGCCTTGATATAGTCAATCGCTCCGCCGAATACGTTCTTCAGGAATCGGCCGACGTCGTTGACGATGTCTCGGAACGTCTTGAAGTGCGTATACGCGTAGTAGACAGCCGCGCCAAGTGCCATGACACCAACGGCAATCCACACAGCGGGGTTGGCTAGAAGCTCACTGTTGACGATGGCCAGAACAACGCTGATAGCGCCGAGAGACACCGTGAGGGCACCGACAGCCGCAGCAATGGCGTAGAAGGTAGCAGGGTGCGCAGCAAGCCACGTAATGCCCTTCTGAAGGTACCCCATGACCTTGGTGACCGTGGGCAACAGCTTCTGTCCTAGGGACGTGCCCATTGCCTCAAACGATGCCTTGATCATGTTGATTTGCTGGCTCACGGTTTCGTTGTTCGACGTCACCGCATTAGCAAACCCACCCGCACCCTTTTCAAGCTCAGGGTACTTGGAATTGAACCTGTCTATCTGGTCCATAAGGACAGCTAGACCGCTACCGGCCTTCTTGCCAAACATGGTGGTGATGGTCTCACCCATGTTCTTGCCGTCTAGTCCGGCCTTGTGCATACGCTTTGAAAGGTCATTCAGAGCAGCGGACAGGCCACCCTTTTTCATGTCGTCCGCTAGCGTCTGCTCCGTCATGCCCATCTTTTTGAGATCCGCACCCGCTGTCTTTGCCGGAACGGATAGAGCCTGAACAGCCATACGGAGGTCAGTTGCAGCGTCTGCGCCACGAATGTTGTTGTCACCGAACGTCGCTAGCGCTGCACCAACGTCATTCAGCGTTAGGCCGTAGCCCTTGACGACAGCGAGAACACCAGTGCCTAGCGCGTCGGCTAGATCCTGCATTTGCATATCGCCGGAGCCGATGACGGCATTCAGCGCACCCATTGCCTGAGAATAGTTCTGAACCCCAGGAATACCGGACGCGATAGCGGCGTCAAGTGCGTTCTGAACGTCCACCAGGTTAGCGTGGCCAACGGCGGCACCTTGAGCCGCAACCTTCAGGATGTTGAGAGCCTGAGGCCCCTTGATACCAACTGAGGCGAAAGACGACTCAATGTGATACAGCGCTTCAGCTAGCGAGTCGGGAGAGAAACCCACTTGCCCAGCAAGCTGAAGAACACCCGCGCCGAGAGAGCTAAGCTGAGCCTTTGGCACGCCTGCCTGAGTGCTGATTTGCGTCATAGCTGTCTGAAAGCTCATAGCAAGCTTTACAGACTCATAGCCAGCGCCAACCATTGCGGCACCCATGCCCAGCATTACGCCCTTGCCGACAGCGCCAAGGGATTTGAGGGACGCGCCGCCTTCAGCGTCAACCTCTGCTAGTTCCTTCTTGACTCCATCCGCAGACTCCTTAAGTCCGGTGTAGTCACCCAGGAACGCAATAAAGATAGGGGGTAGTGCCATTACGTCACCGTTGCCTTAGCCCATTCAGCCTTGTACACATCCCCCATTGCGGGTTCGGCCTTGTCTACGCCCGGTTTGATAAAGGGGTAATCCGCGTTCACTTCCTTGCGGTAAAGGTTGGTGATGGACGATGGACCACCAACACCGATGCCACCCTCAAAAGTGAACGGACCCTTGCGCTTGGGACGCTTAACGACACCAACGGCCTTTTGCAGGTGACCAGTGAGAATGCCCGGACCCCCGCCGCGCGGACGATGCCTAGGACTGCCCAGGTTGACCCCAGGAACCTTGCCGTCACGCCCGATCGGGCCACGCTCGGACCAGCGCGGGGATTTCACAAACTCTTTCTTTACGTACCGTTTGGCCACAGTCTGAGACTTCTTGAGAGCCGTCAGCGTGGCACGGTCTACGTTCCTGTTCAGGACGTCGATAGCGGCAATCGTCTTACCGACGTCCCTAACGGACGCCTCAACTATTCCGGGCATCCTTCATGGCCTTCTCTTCTTGCTCCTTGCGGAACTCTGCAACGGTGTCATCCACAGCGAGAATCCAATCCAGCTTTACGGCTGACTCGTCTTCAAGCTCAGACGGACGACAGTGCAGCAGGGTGCACAGCCGCCACGTCCGGAATTCTTCAGACGGGTACTCGTGTGGGAAGTACTCGTGTTTTCCGTCCAAAACGGCTGACAGCCGCTTTAGACTCCAGTAGGGGAACCCTTGTCCTTGGTAGGCTCGAAGCTGGGCAGCAGGCCAGCGCTGAGCGGCACAACGGCTTCACGTAGCGCGTCAAGGTCGGCACCAGGGATGTCTAGCACGCTGTCCAGCTCAAGGGGCAGGTCATACGACCAACCAGCCACCAGCGCGATTACAACCCTGTCGTTCAGCTCATCCACAATGTCTAGAGCCGGGCCGAGATCTTCCGACAGTGCATCAGACTCAGCCTTGGTGAGCTTCTTTCCTGCCTCAAGCTTGGCCTGAGCCTTCTCCATGACCTCAAAGAATTCAGCGTGCTTGGCAAGCTCACCCTGTAGTCGCCGGAGCGGTCTACGGTGTCGTTCGGTAACGTCCTGAGAGTGGCGAAGGTCGGCCCAAGCGCCGGACGGAAGATTGACGCGCTGCATGGTTTCTCCTACTGGGAAGTTTAGGGAACGGACACCCTAACGTTAGGGTGTCCGTCATACGCCTTAGTACAGTCCGGACGTAACGGAGTTCATCAGGGTAACGACAAGCGGCCCGTAGCCAGCGGACGCGCCCACATCAGTGTTGTTACCAAATGCCTTGAAGCTGATGGGCAGCTCAATGTAATCCTTACCGCGCTGAATGTCCGCCGCGCTGATGTTCGTCTTGGACATGTGGAATTCAATAGAACCCGTGCCCTGAGTGAACTTGAAGTCAAGCGACGTCTTGGCTCCGGTAAGATACTGGTTTAGGTAGGTGTCATCTTCCATAATGAGCGTGCCCTTGCCCTCAACGTTCATCGGGCCAACAAAGATGGAAGACGGCTGCTGAGAATTCGTGATCGGCTTGATAGCCGTAGCGGTCCGCTTGACGTTGATCTCAGCGTCAGTCATTTCAAGATAGGCGGACCCGCCAATCTGGACAGCGCCAGACCAACCGACCAGCGGTTCTAGCGAGCTAAACGCAGGGGTGGGAGTGGTGCCCACCTGAGAACCGAACGTGGTCGTCTTGGCGCTGTAGGTCAGAAGCGCGTCCGGCGAGAACTTGAAATCAAGCTCGCTGTACATCGCATAGGCGTAAGCGCGAATACCAGCGTTGTAGTTGTCAGTTAGCGTCTGAGAGACAGGCTGACCCTGACCAGAGTTGAGCACAGCGAACGTGTGCGTGTACGGGGCACTAGAACCAGTCTCAACGACGTCACCGAACATACCGGCTAGCAGGTAGCCGATACTGTCTAGGTAAACGTCTCCGTCGAAATCGACGGAACCAACGATCATACCGGCCTGAACGTCGTACGCGTCCACCATCGAACCGCGCCAACCCTTATCGGTTAGCTGAGTGACGGTGTCCTTGGGCGTAACGGTGTGGACCGGGATATAGATAGTCGGAGTCTTGGCGATGCCCGGAGTCACTTCCGGCGATAGGCCTAGAAGTGACTTAGCGGAAGCCTTAGGCATTGTCCGCTGCCTCCTTCACTAGCTTCTGAGCAAGCTCCGGGTTGGCCTCTAGAAGCGCCTCAGCGGCCTTCACAGACTCGTCCGGCGCATCGGTGGACTCAGGGGCCGGGGCAGGGGTTGCGGCCGTCTGAGAGCCGTCTACGGCCTTCCAGTCAGCATCCGGGGCGGAGGGCAGGTCATACACTTCGCCTGGATTGACGTATAGGCCAGTCTGCGGGTAGTATCGTGCATACCCAGCCGTGAATTCATACTTGGCCACTAGGCCACTCCCTTAGAGACGTGCGTAACAGGAGATCTCAATATCAACGGTCCAGTGCCGTCCCATGTGGTTTTCATCCCATGAGCCGTGCCCGGTGTCTCCGTGCGGAGTAGCGGTCAGGACGTTTCCACCCGCCGTGAGATCATTTCGGCAGATGGCAATCACCGTGTCGGCAAGTAGCTGCCCGCGTGCATTCACAGCGGGTGCGTCATCCCCACCCCGGTACACGTCGATAGTCACAGCGATGGTGAAGCGCTCAGCTAGCCAACCCGCGCCACCGTCACCAACAAACGAGGAAAACTCAAGCTGTCGGTTCACTTCGCCGATGATCACAACGTCATCAGGCTGACCAGGTGGCGGATCATCGTAGAAAATGCCAAGTGTGGCATCAGGGTTCAGCGGGTCGTCCGTCATGTACGCGTTGAACTGCTCATACAGCCACACGCGCACGTCAGGAGCCTTTGACCCAGGAATGTTAAGGATCGTGTTAGGCATTAGGCAATTCCCGGCGGACGCTGATACATGCTCCAAAGCTCAATCACGCGCTGAGGCAGGGCAAAGCCGGACGGAACCGACAGACCATCGGAGCCGTCAATCCCGCTGCTGCTGAACTGGGGACGTCCGCCCTGCTGAGTGAGCTGCCAGATATGGCGGATGAGCTCAAGGGCACCAAGACGGATAGACCACGGAACTGCGCCGGTACGGCCAGCCGTATACACAAGCTTGATATTCTTTGCACCACGTGCCCAGTAAGCCGCTTCACCACCAAAAGTGCGGCGGGTAAGCTCTCCGGTCACGTAGTCAACAGTGAAGCCGAATGCGTTCTGTTGCGTGCCTAGTGGCTGCTCAGTGATGCTGAACGCGCTTAGGCCGTAATACTCGGTACAAGACTGCACCGACAGAAGCGGAAGCCAGTCAGGCAGGATCTTTGGACCCCCACCATCAAAGTACTGTGTGTGTTGCTCTGGTAGGAACGGGCCACAGAAGTCCCGGGCCATGTCAGCGGCGGCAAGGATGAACCCCTGAAGGGCAGCGTCCTTACGGGTGTCATTAGGGTTCAGGCCAAGGTGAGACTTCACAGACGCGATGTCCACCAGTTGCTCAATGCCCATCGGGCGGACCTGAAACTGATCTTCATACGCCCAACCAACTGGGGCACTCGTCCCGTTGGTACCAACAACTACCCAGCGAACCAGCCAGTTGCCAGCCTGAGCGACGGAAGACACCGTAGCGCCGTACAGGCCCGACCCCATCGGATTCGCTGTCGGGGTAGACGTATTGCCCAGCGGGTCAGTAACCGTCACAGTGACGACTACTGACCCGCCGGAAATCACGTTTCCGCCATCGTCTAGCGGAGTTGCGGTAACCGGAACGTCCTGCCCAACGTAATAAATCAGGCTACTCATGGGCAGGACTCCAGATTAGGCAAAGGACGGAGCGCTCAGGCCCGAACCGGTGATGATCGAAATGGACTGCGCGTAACGGGCAGGCTGGAAAGACGCGTAGTTGTACAGCCGGACGTAAACGCTCATGTTCTGCGCGTAAGTCTGCTGGAAGGCCTCCGCGCGAATGTCCGACTCCCACAGAATGAGGTCAGAGATACGCGCAACAATGATCGCGTCTTCACCGGTACCCGCGTCAGCGGTCAGGTTGGTCGGAATCAGCGCGTCGGCAAACACGGGCAGACCGCGCAGGGTGCCCATGTAGCCTTGAGCGGCAACCTCACCAGCGACACCGGCAAGGTTGAAGGTGCCGCCCGCACCCTCCGCCGGAAGCACCAGCGGACGCCCAGACGAGTCAAACTGAGTGGCCAGGTATTCCCAACGGGTAGGAGTCATCACGATCACCTCAGCGGGCATGTAGCGCTTCTGGTGAATCTGAGCCTTGGCGTTACCAACGGCCTTGTACAGCTGACCGGCGAACGTCTGAGAGCCGGACGGGGTAGCCAGATCAACGGAGTTCACGCCGGACACGTTCATGACACCCAGCGGCTGACCGGCAGTGCCGGAGCCAGTCAGTAGAAGCGAGTCAAGCGAAACCGCGTAGGAAGCGGCTAGATCCTGTAGGACTAGACCGTCAATGTTTAGCGGAGACTGCTCAATTAGCTGAAGCGAAACCGTCTGACCACCAGCGACAGTGAACACACTGGACGCAACCGAGGTGGTAGTAAGGTCAGTCTCCGGGACAGCGACGTTCTGCCCGGTCATCGCAGCAGTGGCGGTACCGGTCGAGATCTTCGGAATGTTGATCGAGTCAGTACCGGCAGGAAGCGGCTGGCTAGGAACCAGGTTGGCAAAGATCCGACCCGGGCGAGCAACCTTAATGAAGTCCTGCTCTAGCCACAGGGGCGGAACAAACTCGCCACCCTGACCATTGCCGGTGTTCAGCGCCACACGCTGCTCAGCCACCATCCGATCATTCCGCTGAAGACGCTCAGCAGACTCACGGGCACCCTCCTTGTTGTTCCGCGCGCGGTACACGTCACGGAAGTAGGAGTGCTCACCACCACGCCGATAAACCTCCGGCTCAGAAGTGATTCGGGCACCAGTGCCGTAGTGGCGCATGGTCTCCGCGTGAGCCTCGTCAGCCTTGATCTGCTCATCTAGAGCCTTGATCCTGCCGTCAAGCTCGCGGATCTGAGCCTCATCGGCGTCAAACTTAGAGCGCTCGTCTTCGGTGAGTTCTCGATTGGCCTCAGTAGCGGCATTCAGCAGCGCGTCAAGGCCGGTGCGAAGCTGGGAACGCTGGTTACCTAGCTCAGCAATAAGGGAACGCTTATCCATGTATCTTCCTCATGGCAAAGCACACCCTAACGTTAGGGTGTGGAGTGGGTTTCCGGCTGAGCCGGTTACAGAGACAGCGCGCGGAGTCGCAGCGCATACAGAGAATTGAGCGCGCGTGCGTCGCTGTCCTCTGAAATCTGGTCAACGGAAGCAGCGTCAATGTCCGGATTCGGGACGCCAAGAACTTCCGCAAGGCACGGCTGAGCAACGTCAACCGCAGCATCAGCAGCCGAGATGAGCTGAAGCACGTGAAGCAGTGCCTCACGACTATCAGGGTCAAGATCACCGGCCTTGGCGGCACGGATTGCCCGCATGACGTCAGCAGAGCGGAGAGACGCACCAGCGGTGAAGGGATTAGCGCCGTAGTTGACCGCGCTTACATCTCCCTTGTCGATATCAACCGCGTTGATAGTGCGCTGAGTCCAGTCAGCCGACCAAACGTCGTCCGTCACATAGAAGGCAAATGACATCTCATCGATGTCTCCGCGCTTCATGGCACTTCGGAGAGCCTGAACGTGCGGGTTGCTCGGGTCGAGGTCAGCCTCTACATGCAGTCCGTGAGAGTCCTCAGCTAGCCGCATGGTGCCGCTCTTGGTGCGAGCAAGGGTCATGCCCTCATGGTTGATTTTGAACGGCACGTCGGCACCCTTGGCAAGGCTGTCCCGGAACGCACCGGGCATCACCGTTTCATCAAACGGGCCGAACATGTCCGCAACCTGATAGGTCCGATTGAACACGCTGGCATAGCCAGTGAACCGGAGCGTGTTGCCGTCATCTACGGAACGAATCTCACACCCATCAAACGGGGTGGAACGAGATTCGGGGGAATTGCGGGTACCTGCCCGCTGAGATAGATCCATTACAAGACTGCTCCAAGCGCATCCTTGCTCTGCTCAGACTTGCCCGCACCCATGTCAGGCAGCGGCTTGCTGTTGCTGTTCAGAGGCATTGAAATGTTGTCGCCACCCTCAATCGGTGGCATGTTTTCCCGCTTGCGAATCTCGTTGGTCGTGAGAATCGCACCGGAGCGGGCAGCGGAGTAGACGGCGTAACGGC